TCCGGTTCGGGGGCTGCCCGCACGATCCGCGGTGCGATGACCACGTCCAGTGTGAAGTGCTGCTGGCGATCGCGATCGCCGAGCGGCGGAAGGCGGTGGGCCGATGACGGAGCAGGAGGGCTAATGGATCCGCGCGTAAAAATTGTTGGAAAGGACCATCCGCATCGTGGCGAATACGGCCGTTTCACCGGCGAGGTGATTCGATTGGTGACCGGGAGCCGGATGGCGCTCGTGAAACTTGAACACTGCAAGCACGGCACCGATGGCTGTTACGTCTCGCCGGGCGATCTTCGCCAAGTCGATGAGGATGATCAGTATGTTCCACGTACCTGAACTGTCACGCGGCGGGCCGATGGTGCACCCTGATCGGCACGGCACCCGCTTCGACGGCAATAACGGGGCGTTCGACCTTGAATCACCTGAACCCGGTTGGCGACTGGCGTGCGCAGCGAGCGATGGTGAAGGCTGGGAACACGTCAGCGTCCACGCCTACAACACCATCCGCACGAAACAGCGCGTCCCGCGCTGGATGGAGATGTGTTACGTCAAACGCTTGTTCTGGGACGGTGACGACGTCGTGATGCAGCTGCACCCGGCCGAGTCGGATTACGTGAACGCGCATCCACATGTCTTGCATTTGTGGCGGCCGACCGACGTGGCGATCCCGACACCCCCGGCGATTTTCGTCGGGCCTCCGGCTGTCGAGCGAGCGATGCCATGACTGACGGTTACGACAAAATTCGCGTCAAGGGCAGCGTGCACGCGTTCAAGCGCGGCCCGGCCCCGACCGGCGCGGCCCGGCTCCAGCGGCGCGTCAACCGGTTGCTGCTCGACGCCGCGCGCCTCGCCCGCCGCGAGAACGCGTACGCCGCGCGGTTGCGCGAACTCCTGCACGCGTTTCTCAACCAGCCGCGGGCCGAAGGGGACCGCACGCATGAAAGTCACGATTAAAACCGCGCACGGATACCTGTCGCCGCAACCGCCGACGTCGAAGAATCCCGCCGTCCGCTGGGAGTACCGCGACACGGCCGGCGCGTGGGAGACGCTCGAGCTCGTCGGCCTCGAACTCCCCGAGCCGCCCGATCCGCCCGACCCGACGCCGCCCGAACCCGAACCAGGCCCCACGCCGCCGACGACCGGCGACGCGATCGACCTCAGCCTGGCCATCGTCGCCTCGAGCGATTGCCCGCCCGTCGCGCACCTCCCGATCCTGGCGTCGATGTCGTTGATCTCGCTCAAGAACGTCGGGACCGACGGGCAGGGATTCGCCTTGAACTTCCCCGGGCGCGACACCTGGCCCGGCGTCATTCCGCCCGGCTGGGATGGCGCGATCAATCACACGCTCTGGATCGCGGAATCCATCGGCGGCACGTGGTACGTGCTCCCCATCAAGGAAGGCTTACACGAGTACCTGACGCTCGGGCCGATCCTCAACCCCGGGCAGGTTCCCGAGAACCTGACGTACTTCGCCCAATCGCCGATGCAGGGCTATCAACCGCGCCCGGCCGAGCAGGTCGGATTTTTCTGCACCACCGGCGACACGCGTCGCATGAACCTGCAACCGCCATCGGGTGCCGGCCGCACGAACGTCGTCCTGGTGCCGTTCACGGCTGGTGAGTACACGTTCCCGGCGGCGAGCGGGATGCACACGGTGGTCGTCGTCGCGTCGACCACGACGCCGACCGGACAGCCGTGACGGCGCCCTCCTGCGAGACGGGGCAGGTCGCGTATGCCACGCACGCCGAGGCGCTCGACGCCTGCGAGACCCAGATGGCCGCGGGCCACGTCGCGCCGGGCTGTCACATCATGCCGGTGCGCTGCAATGTCTGCGGCGCGTGGCATACGCGCCCGGAGCAGATCGTGACGCCCGACGCGCCGCCCGACGCGCGGCGGCGGAAGGGGGAGTCGCGCTGATGACCGCGCTGGAAATTGCGACCGAAGCGCTCGGGTCTATCTCGCGTAATAGCTGTTGCCGCGGGTGCCAGGAGGCAAAACTCGTGGCGCTCGCGGCCTTGTCACGCATATCCGGCGCGGCGTGGCCCGGCCTCATGGCCGGGTTCGCGCCCGCCGCGACCGATCACACCACGACCAACACCGGCGACACTGGCGGCCCGTCCCTCGATATCCCGAAAGGCAGCGTGTGACATGGGGCTGATTGAACTCCTGATCTACGTCGTGGTCGTCACCCTGATCGGCTGGCTCGCGATCTGGGTGCTGGGGCAGGTCGCGCCCGGCCATCCGGCCGTCATCGACCGGATCATCTGGGTGGTCGTCGTGCTGATCATCGTGCTCGTGTTGGTGCGGGCTTTCGGCCTGGTGGACCCGCAAGTGCCCCGGCTGCGCTGATGAAGGTCTACATCGGAGGCTGCCTGGGCGAGACGCCCGCGGTCGTCGCGGATTCCGTGGAAACCGCGATGCAGGAGACGCTCGACGGGTATTGCTGGATCGATAAAGAAACGCAGTGCCGGGACGAGCAGTGGACCTGCTGGTTTCTTGACGGCTATCGCGACCAATTGCGCTGCACGATCACGATCACCACACCGCAGGGCGAGACACGGAAACTCTACGTCGAACGCTATGACCTCGACACGGCGCAGGACGGCGACGGTGACGAGGTGGACGCGGCATGACGCACGGCACCCGCGCCACCTACCGCACCGGCTGCCGCTGCACGCCCTGCCGCGCCGCCAACGCCGGCTACTGGCGCGCCTGGTGGACCGCCACGCAGACCGGCCAGCGGCCCCTGGGCGCGCGCATCCCGGCCACCGAGGCGCACCGCGTCCTCAAGCTCCTGCGCCTCGACTGGCCGACCCTGGGCGCCTTGGCGCAGGCCCTGGGCAAGCACCACGATTTGGCGCGGCTGCGGCAGGCGCGCACGATCACCGTGCGCACCGAACTGCGGCTGCGGCACCTCTACCGCACGCGCGTGCACGAAACCCCCGACCGGCGCCGGGCGGACGCTCCCAAACACTTCCGCACGGGTTAGAAAACGTGGACCCCAAACCCCATGCCCCGCGCGGCCCGCTGGTGCAGCGCGACCAGCGCGACCTCATGGCACCCGCCGACCCCATGGCAGTTCCCGCCCCGCGGCGCTGCTCGGCGCGGTCCAAGTCGACCGGGAAGGCCTGCCAGCGGCCCGCGATCCCCGGCGGCACCGTCTGCCGCTACCACGGCGGCGCCGCCCCACAGGTCAAGGCCGCCGCGATGGACCGGCTGCGCGCCCTGCAGCACCCCGCCATCGACCGCATGGCGAAACTCATCGACCAGGACGAGTTTCCGACCGTCGCCTATGCCGCCAGCCGCGACGTGCTCGACCGCACGCTCGGCAAGCCGGGCGAGCACCTCGACCTGACGCTCAACGTCACGGATGAGCTGTTGGGGCGGCTGGACCGGGGGCGGCTGCGGGCGAAGCGATGAGCCTCGATCACTGGTGGATCTGGCCGCTGATCATTCTCGTGGTCGTGGCTGGCGTTGGCCTGCTGCAGGATCTGTTGCGCAAGCTATGACCACCCAGACCGTCAGCCGCGACGCCGAGGCCGAGCTGCACGACTTCTGCGCCGATCACTACGCCGACCCGCTCAACTGGGTCCGCGCCGCGTTCCCGTGGGGCGAGGACGGGCCCTTGAAGGCCTACGCCGAGCCGGACCGCTGGCAGTGCGACTTCCTCGCCTGGCTCGGCGGCGAGATCACCGCGCGCGGCTTCGACGGCGTGCACCCCGTCATGCCCATCCGCGGCGCGGTCGCCTCCGGCCACGGCATCGGCAAGGGCGCGCTGACCGGCATGCTGGTCGCGTTCCTGATGTCGACCCGGCGCGACGCCAAGGGCGTCATCACCGCCAACACCAACACGCAGCTGCAGGACAAGACCTGGGCGGCCATCCAGGTCTGGGTCAAGCGTGCGCTGACCGCGCACTGGTTCACGGTCAACACCAGCATCCTGTACCGCACCGGCTACCGCGAGAGCTGGAAGGTGAGCCCGCAGACCTGCGACCCGGAGAACAGCGAGGCCTTCGCCGGGCAGCATAACGTCGGCTCGACCAGCTTCTACATCAACGACGAGGACAGCAACGTCCCGAACATCATCCACGAGGTCGAGGAGGGCGGCCTCACCGACGGCGAGCCGATGCAGTTCCTGTTCGGCAACCCGACGCGGCGGCGCGGCGCGTTCTACGACATCGTGTTCGGCGGGCTCGGCACGCGCTGGCAGACGTGGGTGCTCGACGCGCGCGACTGCACGTTCCCGAACAAGCAGTTGATTGCCGAGCAGCTGGAGGACTACGGCGAGGACAGCGACCGGTTCCGCGTGCGCGTGCGCGGCCTGCCGCCCAACGCCGAGGACGCGCAGTTCATCGACATGGCGCGCGTGCGTGCGGCGCAGAAGCGCCAGGTGGTGGTGCTCCCCGACGAGCCGCTGGTGGCCGGCTGCGACCTCGCGTGGGGCGGGTCCGATTCCAACGTGATCCGGTTCCGGCGCGGGCGCGATGCGCGGTCGATTGCGTCCATCCGCATTCCCGGCGAACTGACGCGCGACCCGGCGGTGCTCACGAACCGGCTCGCCGACGTGCTCGGGCAGACGTTCGACGGGCAGAAGGTCGCGATGCTGTTTCTCGACAGCGCGGGCATCGCGGGCGCGGTCGGCGCGCGCCTCCGGCAACTCGGCCACCGCAACATCAGCGAGGTGAACTTCGGCGCCGACTCGCCATCAGTCAAGTGCCGCTACATGCGCGACTACATGTGGGCCGAGATGAAGGACTGGCTGTTGACGGGCGCGATCGACAGTTCGCCGCGGCTCGAGGCCGACCTGATCGGCCCGGGCGTGCGCGAGGAGCTGAAACAGCGCATCTGGCTGGAGTCGAAGAAGGAAATGAAGGCGCGCGACGTGCCGAGCCCCGACGAGGCCGACGCGCTCGCGTTGACCTTCGCGCAGCCGGTGGCGGCGCGGGTGGAGCCGCCGGTCGGAGGGCTGCGGGCCAGCGGGTCGAGCAGCTGGATGGGCTAGCACAGGCGCTCGCTGTGCGTCTTGCGATTCTTGCGATTCTTGCGAATCGTAAGAATCGAAACGCCACCAAACACCACGGAACGCCACCACAAACGCCACGAAACACCACTGAACGTGGCCCTAGATTTGCCCGCCGTCCGCGCCGTGTCGCATCCTGACAGGACCCGTGAGCAAGAAACCCAGTCAGCGGAAGGATGCGCCCTCCCCGGCGAAGGCGCGCGAGATCCTGCGCGACGGCACGGCGCAGGGGCAGCCGTTGACGCCCAAGCAGCGCGGGTTCTTCGGCGCGGTCGCGGCGTTGGCCAAGAAGGGGAAGTAGCATCCATGTCGCTCTTCGCCAGCCCTGAGGCGCTCGCCGCGGCGCTCCTGCGCGGCCCGCTGACGCTCGCGCGCGTCCGTAAGGCGCGGCGGCACGCCGACCACGACCCGCGCCTCACCTGGGCGCGCACGCTCGCGGCGCTGCCCGACGCCGCCCGCACCGCGGTCGAGTCCACGCTGGGGCACGGGTAGCCCGATGGCGATCGACCCCGTCGCCCCGCCGCGCGAGACGCCCCTCGACCCCGAGGCGCCGGACACGTCCGCGCATCAGACCGCGCTCGACCGCTTCAAGCTCTGCGAGGAAGCGAGCCACGAGCAGCGCGTGCGCGAGTTGGAGGACCTGCGCTTCATCGACGAGAAGGGCGCGCAGTGGCCCGAGGACGTGCAGCGGGCGCGCAAAGGGCAGGAGGGCGGCGGCGGCTTGCCGGCGGTGCCGGCGCGGCCGTGCCTGGAGTTCAACCTGCTGCGCGGCCCCGTGCAACAGGTCATCAACACGGCGCGCCAGGCCAAGCTCGGCCTCTCGTTTGCGCCCGAGGGTGAGGGCGCCAGCCAGGCCGTCGCCCAGGCCTACGACGACATCGCGCGCGCCATTCAGGCCGACTCCCGCGCGCACCTGGCGCGCCAGTGGGCGTTCGAGCGCGCGGCCAAGTGCGGCTTCGG